ATGGATAGCATCTATTCCAGAAAGATCAGATCCGTTAAAAGCAGGCTATCATTTAAACGCGCTATATTCACCACTTGGATGGTATTCCTGGAAAGAAGCTGCTAAAGATTGGGAGGATGCACAGAAAAAGCCAACTAAGTTAAAAACATTTGTAAACACTGTTCTTGGAGAATGTTACATTGAAAAAGGCACGGCACCGGATTGGGAGAAATTGTATAACAGACGTGAACAATATGAGTTTAATTCTCCATCAAATGAAGTTGTAATGATTACAGCTGGAGCTGATGTTCAAAAAGATAGAATTGAGGTTCAAATTGTAGGTTGGGGTAAAGGTAAACGATCTTGGATACTTGATTATCGCATATTTGATGGTGACACATCTCAATCAGATGTTTGGGATAAACTTGGCGAAATCGTTTCTGAAACATGGGTAAGACCTGATAAGATGCGTCTTCCATTGTTAATTATGGCTGTAGATTCTGGATATAATAGCCAAAAAGTGTATGATTTTTGCCGTAAATTCGATGCATCACGCGTTTTCCCGATAAAAGGGCAAGATAGACAAGCAATTATGCTTCAACCTCCAAAACCAGTTGATGTAAGCATAAATGGTAAAAAAGTAGCAACTGTACAACTTTGGAATATTGGTGTTTCACTTATTAAGTCAGAAATTTATGGATGGCTTAGGACATTTAAAGGAGATGATGGAATAGAACCAAATGGGTATGTTCATTTCCCTGAATTTGGGGAGCATTATTTCAAAGGAATAACAGCTGAAAAATTAGTTTTAACTCGTAACAAAAAAGGATACTCTGTATATGAGTGGAAAAAAGAATATGAAAGAAATGAACCTCTTGATACATTCGTTTATGCAAGAGCCGCTGCAGGTGTGTTTGGAATAGACAGAATGACAGATGAAGAATTTGATAAAGTTGCAGGAAGAGTTTCTGAAATGTATTTTAAAGCACCAGAACAGCCAAAGAAAAGACAACGTTCAGATTTTTGGTAATTCAATTATTTAGCATTAAATTTCGACATGGCATTTACACAAGAAAATCTTACCGCAATTGATAAAGCTATAGCTGAAGGAACTTTAGAAGTTCAGTATGGTGACAAACGTGTAAAATATCGATCATTAGATGAGATGCTGAAAATAAGAGACATTATTCGTAATGACTTAGGCATAACAGCGCCTCGCGTTCGTAAATATGGACAGTTTAACGCAGGGTTTTATCCTGATGAAGAATGAATTTTTTAGATAAAGCCATCGCTATTTTTTCTCCTGAGACAGCATTTAAAAGAGCGCAGGCAAATGCAGCTTTAAAAGTTCTTGACGAACATTTGAACATTAGAAAATATGATGCTGCAAGCAATAGTAGAAGAACTGCAAATTGGCAAGCTCCAGCAACTTCGGCAAATCGTGAACTAGAGTTTCAGTTACAAACACTTCGTAATCGTTCGCGTGATATTGTCCGTAACAATCAATTTGGTAAAAAAGCAATGGATGTTATTAAGGGCAATACTGTTGGAACTGGAATAAGACCTGCACCATGGGAAGATGGCCAAGTTGAAAAACGAATAAAAAAACTATGGGCAGAATGGGGGGAAAAAACGGCATGCGATTGGGATGAACAACTAACATTTTATGGATTGCAGGGTTTAATTATTCGAACAGTTGCGGAAAGTGGTGAATGTTTAATACTTAAGCGTCGAGTAAATAACCGTAATAATCCAATTCAAATTCAGGTATTAGAACCTGATTATTTAGACTCTTATCATACGAGTTTTCAAATTGAACCAGGGCAACCATTTGAATTTATGGGAATTGCTTTTGATGCAAATGGTAAACGCACCGGATATTGGTTATATAATAATCATCCAAGTGATGGATTTAATTATAAATCTAGATTTGTTCCGGCTTCAGATGTAATTCACATCTATTTGAAAGAACGACCTGGACAAGCTAGAGGAATTCCGTGGGGTGTTCAAAGTTTCGTAAAAATTCGTGACCTTGGTGAATATCAGGATGCTCAACTTATAAGGCAAAAAATAGCTGCTTGTTTTTCTGTTTTTGTAACTACTCAGTCAGGACAAACTGTATTAGGAAATAATAGTACTGATAGACTTGAAAAAGTTGAGCCTGGAATTATCGAATATCTTTCACCTGGCGAATCGGTAACAATGGCAACCCCTCCACCTGCAGAAGGATATAAAGAATACACCTCCGCAGTACTTCATGAAATTGCTGCAGGTTATGGTATTACCTACGAGGCAATGACAGGTGACTATTCCCAAGTTAATTTTAGTTCAGGCCGTATGGGTTGGATTGAAATGAGTCGAAACATTAAGGATTGGCAAGCAAATATGATGGTTCCAATGCTTTGTGATAAAGTTTGGGATTGGTTCATTGAAGGAGCTATTATTTCAGGTAAAATCAAAAGGAATGTTCTTGTTAAATGGACACCACCAAGACGCGAGATGATAGATCCAGTCAAAGAAGTTGAGGGAATGGCGTCTGAGGTTGAAAATGGATTTACATCATGGAGTGAAAAAGTTCGTGAAAACGGATATGATCCTGATGATGTTATTGAAGAGCTTAAAACTGATAAACAAAAGTTTGAGCAAGCAGAAATGCCGGTGCCTTGGATAAAGGATAAAAAACCAGTTCAAACAATTGGCAATAATCAATAATTTGCAAAAATCAAAATTATTCTTAGATTTGGCTATGAAAAAGAATATGTTAAAAATTCAAAAGTTGCATACTAGAGTTGATTTTGACTTAACGTCAATCAATGAAGAGAAAAGAACTATTGATGTTATCTGGACAACAGGTGCACGCGGAAAAAGATATGATTGGATGCGTGAAGAATATTTTTATGAAGAATTAGGAACTGATTCAAACAATATCAGACTAGATTTTCTGAATAGTGGTAGATCTCCAGTTCTAAATAATCATAATTCTTATGGAAGTGTTGCAGATACTAATGTTGGTAAAGTTGTTGCAGGAAGTGTTGTTAAAGATGGCAATTCGTGGAGAGCAACTTTAACCTATGATAATGATGAAAACTCCGAACGCGTTTGGGGTAAAATTAAAAGAGGATTTGCACCAAATGTTTCAGTCGGATACAAAATTCATAAAATGGAACGAGTTGAAGACGTTAAAGAAGGTGATAAAACCTATCGTGTGCTTAGAGCAACTGATTGGGAACCTATGGAAATCTCAAACGTTCCTATTGGATTTGATAAAGGTGCACATACACGTTCAGAAGACGAAGAACTTTATGAAGTTTCTTATACTGAACGTTCAGAAGAAATTACAAGCCGGGGTAACTCGGAAAATTCTAACAACACACAGGACAAAAATACTATGCCTGAAGTACAAACTGCTGCTGATCCAACTCCGGTTGATGCAGATAAAGTTCGTAACGATGCTATCGCCGCCGAGCGCAAACGTACTGCCGATATTCTCGATGCGGTGCGCAAAGCTGGGTTAGAAGATAGTTTCGGAATGGAACTTGTGAGCAAAGGTTCATCAATAGATGAAGCACGAGCTCAAATTATTGAAAAATTTGCTGCGCAAGATCCAAACAAAGGTCAAGGCGGTGTAACTATTACTCGTGACGAAGATGAAACACATCGTCGTACATTGACAGATGCGTTAATTTTACGCGCAAATCCTGATTTTGATAAGACATTTGGTTTATCAGAAAATGAAACTGAAAACCGTAGCCGTAAATCTGAAGCAATGAAATTCCGTCACATGAAGTTGATGGATATTGCTAAAGATAGCCTTGAACGTCGTGGAGAAAATGTACGTTATTTATCTCCAGATGAGATTTTTAAACGTGCAATTACCAGCTCAACAAGCGATTTTCCAGTTATATTAGATAATACAATAAATCGTGTGTTGTTGGCAAACTACAACAACGCTGCAGATACATGGCGTCGTTTCTGTTCAATTGGATCTGTTTCAGATTTTAGACAAGCAGAAAGATTGCGTTTAGGTTCATTGAGCCGTCTTGACAAAGTGCTAGAAACTGGTGAGTTTAAAAACAAAGCCATTTCTGATGCAGAAAAAGAAGTTATTCGCGCATTTGAATATGGTAATATTATTAATCTTAGCCGTACAGCTATTATTAATGATTCGTTAGATGCTTTCGGACGTTTACCAATGATGCTTGGTCGTGCTGCTGCTCGTTCAATTGAAGTTGATGTATTTGCAATGTTCGCTGAAAATTCAGGAAATGGCCCAACTATGGTTGATGGTAATCCTTTATTCCACAGTTCACACTCTAACATTAATACTACTGGTTCAGCTCTTTCTGTAGAAGGTTTAGACGCTGACCGCGTGAAAATGGCACAGCAAAAAGAAAAAGATGGAAACGATTTCTTAGATTTACGTCCATCTGTATTGTTAGTACCAATCGGATTAGGTGGTACAGCTCGTGTAATCATTGGAGCAGAATATGATCCAGATACAGCAAACAAATTACAACGTCCTAATAAGGTTCGTGGATTAGTTTCTGATATCGTTGATTCGCCTCGTCTAAGTGGAACAGTTCGTTACTTGTTAGCAAGTCCTTCTGTTGAACCTGTGTTTGAAGTTGCTTTCCTAAATGGAAATCAAACTCCTTACATGGAAAGCATGGAAGGCTGGAAACAGTCTGGAATTGAATGGAAAATCCGTTTAGACTACGGTGTTGGTGCAATTGGTTATCGCGGAATCGTTCGCAATGCCGGTGCGTAAATTTTAATAGGGGAGTAAAATCCCCTTTAATTCGGAGAAATTTTTATTATGGCACAGAATTTTATTCAAGATGGTCGCATAATCTCAGTAACACTAAGCGGAACAGTAACAACTGGATCTGTTGTAGTAGTTGGTAGTATGGTCGGAATTGCGCTAACATCTGGCGTAAGTGGAGATACTATTGAAGTTATGCTTGAAGGAGTTTTCTTATTAGTTAAAAACGATTCTTTGGTTATTAGCCAAGGTGATGAAGTTTTTTGGAGTACAGGAGACGAGGAAGTTAACAAAACTGCAACAGACACTCCATTAGGAATTGCTATTGCTGATGCTGCAGAAGCTGCAACAACAGTTTTTGTAAAACTGCATCAAATACCAGCGCAAGGATCAGCTGCAAATGTTACCTATACTGCAGGTACAAATTTGGTTGGTGTAGATGGATCAGGATCAAACGCGGCTCCTTTAACAGGAACTGAAACACGTTTAGATGCTATTGATACTGCTATTGCTGCAATATTGACAGCTTTGAAAAACGCTGGACTTATGGCTCCTGACGCATAAACTCATGTCAAACATATTCGATAGTTTAAAATCGTCTGCTTTCGACGTCGTAGCCCGTACAATGGGCTACGATTGTTTATGGGGGGAGCTATCCGCAAAAGTTTTACTTGATAAACCAACAGAATCAGAAGAGATGAATAAAATAGAATTTCATCCTCGCATGATTTCAATGGAATATAAACAAGGTGATCTTCCAGGTTTATTTGAATCTGTACGTGAACACGGTTCTGAAACTTTAACCGTAAATGGAACTTCTTATGTTGTTCGCAATGTGGAAGCTTTTTTTGATGGCGAAACCTATAAAGCAGATCTAATCCCAGACTCATAATGGCTATCAATTACGACATTCTTGAAGATGAATTGATTACTAGACTTGAAGAAATTCCAGGATCTAATTCAACTATTATTTTAGAAAAAACACCTGAAGATGAGTCTGATTTCAATCGAGTATGGAAACGTCCAACTATATCTGTATTTGTTCAATCTGAATCATATCAGGAAACTGTTGACACTTCAATAATTAGTCAACCAACAGAAATAAAAATAGTCGTATCAGTTCATACAAAAAAACTAAGAGGTAGTTCGGGTGTTCGTTATCTTGCATCTCTAGTCAAAGAATTGTTATTAGGTTTTAGGCCTTCAAATTATGAAAAACTAACACTTGAAACTGATGTATATGATTTTCAGGGTAATATCTGGCAGTCGTTTATTACGTTTAATGCAGTTGGACATATTGTTGAAGTTGAAAGACCTGAAACATTACCCGACCTAGCTCAAATAACATATGAAACTGATGATGATTCAGATTGGCTAATCGTTCCAGATACAAATAATCCTGATACTTTGTAAGTATTAGGATTTACATTAAATTTCAGCATTACCGGGGATTCCCCGGCTTAACATAAAGGAAAAATAAATGGCTGCTAACTTTTTGCATGGCGTTGAAACAAGCTTGGTCAAAGTAGGACCAAGACCTGTAAACGTAGTTAAGTCGGCGGTAATCGGCTTAATTGGACTAGCTACAATAGATCCCGACGACACAGCAACTTTCGACCCGACACGTACAAGTGTAACGGTAAATCGCAATAAGCCTTTTCTTGTATTGAATGATACAGATGGCGCAAAATTTGGACCCGAAATTCCGGGATTCACTATTCCACAGGCTTTAGATGCTATTTTTGATCAAGGCGCTGGAACTGTTGTTGTGGTTAATGTATTTGACCCAACTAAACATTTAGCTGCTGTTTCTGCTGAAACGGTTGCTATTGCAAATTTCAAGGGAAAACTAGCATATCCCGCAGTTGAAGATTTAGTATTGAGCAAAATATCTTTTAATTATGTAAAAGATTCTCATTATTTGATTGATTCATATGGAAATGTAACAATAATTGGAGATGCGATTTCTGGCAAAGCTGCAACAGGTAGTTTTACAATTCAAGATGCTATTGAAGGTTCTGGAAATCAAATAACTCAGATTACAATCATTACAACAGATCTATTAACATCTCCAGTTGCTGCTGACGCTGATACAACAGCAATGGCAACTGCAGTTGCAGCTGCAATAACTTCAGGTCCTAGTAATTATACAGCAACATCAAGTGGTGATACAGTAACTATACTTGGTACAAAAACACTAGGTGGAACAATAAATGGAGAAGAGATTGAATTGACAGTTGTAAATGTGTCTGCTCAAACTGGTCAAGAGATGAGTGGAGGAGTTTCTGCTGCAGGTTCATCAATTACTGCTAATTACAAACGCTTAGACACTTCAACAATCGAAAACGCTGACTTTATTGGAGATATTGTTGATGATGTACGCACCGGATTAGAAGTTTTTGATTTGGTTAAACCACTTTTTGGTTTCAAACCTCGCATTTTGATTGCTCCTGAATATTCTCAGATTCCTGCAATCAAAACAGAAATGATTGTTAAAGCCATAAAATACTACGGATTTGCTTTAATTGATGCTCCAACAGGTTGGACGCCAACGCAAGCAATTACTGACAGAGGTAATACAGGAACTATATTTAATACAAGTTCTTATGCTGCAGTTGGTTTATATCCACGTGCTAAACGCTATGATCTGAATACAGATGCTGACATTGTGTATCCTTACTCTCCGTTTTTCGCAGGGAAATGGGCAGCAACTATCAATGAATTTGGATATTGGTATAGTCCTTCTAACAAAGAACTTCAAGGATTAACTGGAATTGAGCGAACTATAACTGCTGACATTTCAGATGCTCAAACAGATGCTAATTTGCTCAATGAAAATGGTATTGTGACATTTTATAATGATGCTGGAGTTTTCACATGGGGAAATCGTTCCTTAGCTTATCCAACATTTACCGATCCAGAGCAATTCCTATCTATCCGTATGACAGTTGGCGTAATAAAAGACAGTATTGAAGCTGCTTCACGTCAGTTTATTGATCAGCCAATAGATAACGCATTAATCGACACGATAACTGAAACAGTAAACGAATTCATTCGCGTCTTGATTGGCCGTGGTGCATTAGTAGATGGCGAATGTTTTTATGATGCTGCCAAAAATCCATCTGTACAAATTGCCGCAGGTCAATTGGTATTAAGCATTCGTTACATTCCTCCATTCCCATTGGAGAGACTAACGTTTGAAACTTTTCTTGATGTTAACCTTTTAAGTTCATTGGGAGTATAATCAATGGCTTTTCAAACTTATAAATTAAACAATGCTCACGCCATTATTGATGGCGTGAAGACATTTGGAAGTGTATCTGAAATGGATTTGCCAACATTAACGGCAGCTATGGAAGATCATCAAGTTCTAGGGCTTAACGCCAAATTTGAACTTCCAACTGGCATGGACAAAATGGAAGCTGTACTTCGATTCAACTCCATTTATCCAGAATATGCTGGTAAACTAGCAGATGTATTTACAGCTAAAACGATTCAGATTCGTTCCTCTCAAGATGTATTTACAGGTCCTAGCCGAACTGAGGAAAGACCTTTTGTTGTATTCTTAAAAGCAACTCCAAAAGAGCAAGCATTAGGAAGTTTTAAACAGAATAGTTTTGAAGGAAATGAAGTAACGCTTAATGTGTTATATCTGAAAATCGTTATAAACCGAGTAGATGTTTTAGAAATTGATGTTCTAAACAACATTTACAAAGTTGATGGTGTTGATAAACTTGCAAATTTAAGAGCTAATTTAGGCTTATAATGAGTAAAAAAGAAGTAATTCTAAAATCAGGACGTAAGGTAACACTTCGTCCTGATGAGCCTTTAGTTCGTGACATTGTAGCAGCAAAGAGAACTGCAAAAGGTGATGATGAGCTAATTCCATTCGTTATGACAGCTCTTTATCTTCGCATAAATGGAGAACCTGCATCATTAGATGATGTATTAGAAATGACAGCATCAGAATTTGAAAAGGTTAGTTTGCTACTGCCAGGTGTTGAGGATTTTATTTCGGGGCAAGAGAAGTAACATTTCTTGCCCATTTTGCACCTGGATTAGGAAACCCTTTAGAAATGACAATATCCGAATTCAGTGATTTCTATAAAGAAGCAATGTACCTACATAATTTCATAAACGACCCTTCAAATGGCCAATAAAAAAACAAGAATTGAAATTATATTAGAAGCCGTTGACCGTGCTACTGGCCCAATTAACGATCGGTTAAAAAAAACTGAGCAAAGAATGGCTAAGTTTCGCATGAGTACAGATAGAATTGCTTCTGGAATGCGAGGTTTTGGTACAGCCGCAACTGCTACAGGTATAGCAATTTTAGGAACTTTTGGGGTAGCAGTAAAAAAAGCAGCAGATATGGAACGTTTAACCGTTGCACTTAATACAGCTTTTCAAGGAAATGAAACAGCTGCAACAGCAGCATTTAATACGATTAAAGATTTTGCAGCAAATACTCCATTCCAATTGGAGGAAGTTCTTCGAAGTTTCATGAAGTTGAAAAATATGGGACTTGACCCATCAAAAGCAGCGCTAGAAAGTTATGGTAATACAGCTTCGTCAATGGGCAAAAGTCTTAATGACATGATTGAGGCCGTAGCAGATGCCGCAACAGGTGAGTTTGAACGGCTTAAAGAATTTGGTATTAAAGCGAAAAGCGAAGGAGACAATGTAACATTTACATTTCGTGGTGTTCAAACAACTGTGGCTAAAAATGCAGAACAAATTGAACGGTATTTAATGCGTATTGGCCAAGTTGAATTTGCTGGTGGAATTTCGAAACAATCTCAGACACTAAATGGCAGATTATCAACACTTAGAGATAATTTTGATATGGCAGCTGCTACAATTGGACGTATATTTTTACCTGCCGTTTCAGACATGGTGGCCGGTATAACTCCGGTGCTTGAACGTATAGCAAAGTTTTCTGAGGCAAATCCTCTAATATTTAAAATGGCTGCAGGTTTCGGAGTTGCAGCAACAGCTTTGGGAGGATTCGCATTAGCAGCTGCAGGAATTATTAAAGCTGTTGCTATATTTAAAACCGTTGCATCTGCAATTTCAATAGTTACAGGAGCAATAAGAGTTATGGGCATTGCAATGATGGCAAATCCTATTACTCTTGTTTTAGCAGGTATAGCTGCAGCTGCTGTTGCCATATATACTTATTGGGATGAAATAAAAGCATTCCTTACCAGTTCATGGAGTTGGATGAAAGAAGCAGGAGCTAACATTGTTAAAAGTATTCGTGAAGGTGTGGCAAGTGCTTGGGGTGGATTTATTAGCTTTTGGGAAAAAAGAATTCAAGCAATTCGAGATTTCCTTCCATTTTCTCCAGCAAAAACAGGCCCTTTAAAAGATATTCACCGTGTAAAAATTGTTGAAACACTTGCGCAAAGTATAAAACCAGCTCCTCTTCAAAATGCAATGAATAGCGCATTAAAACCAATTGGCGCTAGATCAGGAGCAAATGGTATAACTCCTATGTCAACAGGTGGCGGAGTTAGTTTAAATTATGCTCCAACTATAAACATTAATGGAAATGTTTCCGAATCCGTTCAATCAAGTTTTGTTTCAGAATTAAACAAACATAAAAATGAACTCATTCGCATTTTGAATGAACAAACATCTTATCGCAACAGAGTTGCATACGCATGAAAGCAAGACTAGGAAATATTCGTTTTGAAGGGCTAAAGTCTCCTTCTGATTTTACTAGAACATCAGGCGCAGAATACGCTGAACACGCTCTTTTTGGACGTAAGCCAAAGATTCAGCGCACAGGACAGGCTTTGGATACTATTGAGCTATCCATCCAGTTTCACGCAAATTATTGTAATCCTTCGTCAGAAATTCGATCCGTAAAACGTGCTATAATAGATGGTTCAATATTGCCATTTACGCTTGATAATGGTGAAACAATTGGCCGATTTGTAATTACTTCATTTGTGGAAACATGGAGAAAAACGTTTGATGATGGAACGCTATTAAGCGCATCTGGTTCTATATCACTCAAAGAAGTTGCGCTAGAGATTTCACCTGTTGACATTGTTCGTCAACAGGTTCAAGCTGAAGCTTTTGCCGTATCTTTAAATAATCCAGAAACAAGCATTATTGATAATACTTCTCTAGTTGATGGTGGTGGTGGAGAAGCACTGGAAAAAGTAAAAGAATCAAATAGCTTATCTCAGAAAATTAATAATTTTGCAAAAAAAGCTCAAAAGGTTATCGCTGAACAAGAGAAATTTTTTAAAGATGCACAGCAAACAGCGCAAAAAATTGAAGATAATATAAACGAAGCTAGAGCAATAATTACAGCTGGACAAACAGCAATTAAAAATGCTGAAAGAGCTTTAGATACACTTGAAAGCGCAAGAGATAAAGCAATTGCATTACAAAACGCTAGCTCATTATCTGACATAACAACGGCTGTATCTGCAGCTAGTGATTTAACAAGTGCAATGCAAATTGCAAATCTAGGATGCGCAGGTCTCGCTTCACAAGTAACGACAAGGCAATATCCATGAGTTTTACCGAATACATAGCACAAGAAAATGATAGGTTTGATACAGTTGCATGGAAAGCTTATGGCGATGTTTCGAAGACAGGAAGCATTGTAGCGGCTAATCCACAAATTGGTATTGTTGAAGGAACTATTCCAGCAGGAACAATAGTAAAAGTACCTGTAATTGATGTACCACCAACACCAACAGCTAGTTTACCACATTGGAAATAATTAAGCCTTTATACAAAATTTTTTACGATGGAAAAGATATCACCAACGGTATAGCACCGGGAATTATATCTGTTAGATATACCGATCGGTGTGAATTTGAATCAGATGATTTGGAAATTCAGGTTGAAGATAATGATGCATTATATCAAAATGGTTGGTATCCTGATAAAGGATCAAAACTAAGACTTGAATATGGATATGAAGGAAATCTTATTTCAGCAGGAGAATTCGAAATTGATGAAATAGGTTTATCAGGTCCTCCAGATGTTTTTTCTATTCGGGCTATTGCTACTGGCATAACAACACAATTACGGACAAAACAAAGTATAGGTTACGAGCAAAAAAGCTTAGCACAAATTATTGAACAAGTTGCAAGTCGTAACGGATTAATGGTAAAAGGAACTATTGAAGACATTCAATTTAGAAGAGTTACTCAAAATCGTGAGACCGATGTGGAATTTTTGAAGCGACTTTCATATGATTTTGGATATTTGTTTTCAATAAGAGGAACGAATTTAATCTTTTATTCCATTATTGAAATAGATAAAAAAACACCTTCTCTTATTCTCAATAAACGAGACATGAAGCGATGGAGTTTTACCGATAAAACGGCTCAAATTTTTAGAAAGTCAGAATCGATTTATCAAGATCCTGCAAAAAAAGTTACATACTTCTCAGTTGATGAAGATTCTGGAGTTGTTAAAGCTGACAGTATTAGTATAAAAAGTAGGACAGAAAATCAAAAGCAAGCTGATGTTAAAGTTCAAATAGCACTTTACAGAGCTAATGCAAAACAACAAGAAGGATCTGTATCAATAATTGGAACTCCTCAACTAGTTGCAGGAAATACATTTTCTGTATTAGGTTTTGGAAAATTTGATGGTGCTTACGTTGTTCGTGAAAGTTCTCATAGCTTTGTTCGTGGGACAGGATATGAAACATCGGCTAGTATTAGAAGAGCTGGAAATACAGATGCTTCACAAACTTCTTCAAGTGCAAAAACTCAAAATTATCAGGTGTACGATTTATGATTAAGTTTGGAATTGTTACTGAACAAAGTGCTAGCACCGGAAAAGTAAGGGTTTCACTTTTAGGTGAAAATATGGCTACGCAATTACTTCCAGTTGTTTTCCCAGGAGCAGGAGTTGACAAGTATTTTTCATTACCCGGAATTGGTGATCAAGTTGCTTGTTTGATGGATGAATTCTGTGAAGATGGAGTTGTACTTGGTTCGATTTATTCATCTGAAGATAATCCACCTTCAGGCGCAAGTTCTAATGTGTCAATGGTTAGGTTTTCAGATGGAACTATTGTCAAATATGACAAAGATAATGCAACTATAACTGTTGATGCTGTTTCAAAAGTAATTATAAAAAGTCCAGATAATGAAATTCAAGGGCCTTTAAAAGTTACTGGAAAAATTACTGGACAATCTGGAGCTGAAATTACAGGAAATGTTGAAGCTTCGGGGCAAGTGACTGCATTGGCAGGAACGCCAACATTAGTTAACTTATCAACACACGTTCACATTTCAGCAGCACCGGGAAGCCCTACTGCTCCACCAACACCAGGAACTTAAAATAATGGCAACACTTTATGATATTAAATCATCTGATTGGTCAATTTCAAAAGATACGCTTGGCAATATAAATCAAGGTTATAATGATATTAACCAATGTATATTAAATATTCTTAGTACTCAACGAGGTTCAGATCCGCTAAGGCCCGAATTTGGAGTTCCTATTCGTGAATTTATTGATCAGCCTATTAATTCAGCTGTTGCGGAACTTATTCGTGAATGTGTAGATCAGATAACAGAGTTTGAACCGCGTATTGAAATAATTGCTGTTGGGAAAAAAATAGAAAACTCACAGGTTTTTCTTACATTTAACTATCGTGACGCTAGAACAAAAGCAAACGGAACTGTAACACAAAGTTTCCAATTAAATGGCTGATTTACCGATTCCCGAATTTATTGACGACGACCCAAGCGCGGTTCTAACGGCGATTATTGCTGATTACGAAACTCGTACAGGAAAGACGCTTCAACCGGCTCAGATTGAACGCTTGCTCATAAATGCGTTTGCTTATCGTGAATCGCTTGTTCGTACCGTTATAAACGAAACGGCAAAGCAGAACCTCGTAGCCTTCGCCACATTCCCGATTATTGATTATTTAGGTCAGCTCGTAGGCGTTACGCGCATTGCGCCTAGCTCTGCAACCTGTACAGTGCGTTTCACCCTTATTTCGTCTCACACAGGCGTTACGATTGACGAAGGAACGCGCATCGCGTCCGTTGACGGCAAAGCTACATTTGAAACAACCGTACCGACCGTTGTGAATGCAGGCGTTACAACCGCAGATGTTCAATGTGAAGCTATAACCGCAGGCACAGAGGCAAACGGATACACTGTTGGTCAAATTACTGCAATCGTTAACCCACAGGTTTGGATGGTATCAGCATCAAACCTAAACACGACCGCAGGCGGAAGCGCAGAAGAGACAGACGAACAGCTACGCGAGCGTATCAAGCTTGCACCGGCTTCGTTCTCAAATGCAGGAAGCAGAGACGCCTACAAGTTTTTTGCTTCAGGTGCTAATGCCTCGATTATTGATGTGGCCGTTATCGGTCCACCTACAACCGCACCGGGAAATGTTATTGTTTACCCTTTTTTAGAAGGTGGACAGGAAACGCCTCTGCAAGTGCTTCAAGCTGTTGAAGCTGCGCTAAATAGC